GTTGCCTGTAAAGGATACAGCTACATCATTATCAAAATCAGCTACTTCTATATGCTCTAATGAATGAGTAGTACTTGCAGATAAAAATGCTATAGGATTAAATGAAGCTGTTGCTACACTCATAGAACCAGTTTGTGAATCGGTAATAAATGAACCTGTACTTGCATCAGTTAAAAATGAACTAGTATCAGCATTGGTAATAAACGATCCTGTTTTATTATCGTCTATAAGCTTTATCCAAGCTCCTCCATGAGCATAATACGCTGCTCCTTCTGAATGTACATGAGCAAACATACCATGGTAAACAGTAGCGCTAGGTAATGCTGCTAAGTTATCGTAATGAAATCTTATTTTATTTCCTTTAGCATTCGAATCTAAAGTACCAGATATAATTTGACTACCAGAGAATATATTACTTCCTGTCAATAAAGCAAAAGAACCGGTATCAGAGTCGGTTATAAAAGAGCTTGTCTGTGAGGTTAAAACAAAAGATGAAGTACTAGCATTAGTTAAATAAGAACTAGTGGCAGCCATTAAGGATGTTACTTCTCCATCAATAGAACCGGTAAAGGTATTAACTGAAGCAGAGAATGCATTTAATGCTCCTAGATCAGAAGATCCACCACCACCTCCACCTGAGCCTGTAGCTACTGTAACATTAAAAGTAGAATTATCTCCTTTAGTAAAAGTTATAGTATTATTAGTAGCACTAGCTGTACTGATTAAAGAACCAGTTGCTGTTTGAGCAGTACTTACAGCTGCGCCATTTAATAGAATAGAACCAGTAACTTTTAACGAACCAGTTAGATTCGCATGAGTTGATAAGTCCTTACTAAGCTGTTTCCATTTAATTAACGCCATTATGCATTTACTTTACCAGTTAACATATATTCATCTGTAGTATCTATATCATAATTTAAACTACTACTGAAAGTAACCACTACATTTACTCCGCTACCTGTTACACTATGTACTGCGTCGTTTTCAACAGCTACTCCATTTATAAATATCGTGAAATCATTCTTACTTTGAGAAGGAAATCCATCAGGAATAGTAGCTAGTGAGGTTGATACCCAGGTTAGTGAAGCAGATACTGAAGCTGATCCTGTTACTACGTTTACTGTCTTAACTGTACTTGTTACTGCATTGTTTAATACTGTATAAGCTTTTTGTTCGCTATTCATTGCTTCTTCTATTGTTTGTTGTATAAATTTTCCTCCGTCGACAGCTAGATCAAAAAATCTAATGCCTCTAGAACTTGCTCGTGTTGTGGAATATCTAGGCATATTATATATTATTTATATCTTTAACTGTTTCAACTCCAAAAACAACTGATGCTTTACTAAAGTATTTACTAACACCTTGAGGTAAAGTATTAAAGTTATCAGGTACTATATGACCTAATAAGTTTATTTGAAAATCAGTCTTTACTGTTCTATCACTACCTTGAGATATTTCAGTACTAGTAGTATAATTATCAATCATTGCTCTAAATTTAAACTTTTCAGGGTCTCCCCAGTAAGCGTCTGAAGCATAATTAATAGATTCTACTATTTTATTCATTTGCTCAATATATTCAGTAAAAATAACACACGAGTAAACTAAATTTACATAATCAGGAACTACTACTCCTTGATATTCTTTTACTATATTTCTATTATTAAGTAAAGAGAACCTATCATATCTGTTTTTACTTGAATACTTCTTTTCAAAAACTCCGAAATTATTAGGATTATTAGCATCCATTTTATTTCCTAAGTTTCTATTTTTTTCTATACTATCTCTTTTTACTATAATTAGAGGTAGTTGTATCTTTCCATGTCTATCTCTTATAAAGCCATTCTTTTGAACTGCTGCCCATCTTTCAGGTGATCCATATAGTACAGGTACGTTCTTTTTCTTACTATTTTGCATAACAGAAGGTTTTATCACTTCTTTAAAGTAGTAAAAAATAGCTTCATCTATATCTCTTAATCCTACAGAGAATTTTTTTACGTCATCATCCTTTACAGAACGTTGAAGTTCTCTCTTTTTAAAGTTATTCGTAGGAGCTACTGAACCGCTATAGTTTTCTACACCATAAGGTTTAATAGTCTTTCTTGATAACTCTTCCTGAGAAGGTGGATTAATATTTGTATCTGGCATACCTTAGTTTATTAATTATAAATAAGCAGTTCCTTCAAAATCAATACCAGTAGACTCTCTTTTAGTCATGTGGGTATCGCATATAATTGAAATAGATGAACCAAATTTATTTCCATATGAAGTTAAGTTGTAACTCTTGTCTCTTCCAAGCATTAACTGGTTTTCTCTTACAGTATCTACTACATAGTAGTCTTCTTGCCAATTAATTATATCTCCTACTTCAGGTAATAATGATATATCTTCTAAATCAGGTCTTAAAAATGCAAAAGATGCTTCTCTTTGTAGATCTGGTAAGGTAAAGTCATCAATACTTACTACTTGATCTCCTCTAGTTATTAAACAATTAAGTTTAGATGGTACAAAGTAGCTTTTTGTAAGAGCTTCTCCGTATATATTAGCATCTGTCTCTTCTAAATTAAGTTTATAGAATAATATCTCTTGTTCTACTATATCTTTTAGTAGTTCTCTATTAACTTTTACTAATAATTCAAAATCTCTATTACTTCCGAATAACATTACTTCTCTTCTATAGTATTATCTGCTATTTCCATAGCACTTATAAAATTATATTTATTCAATGCATTAGTTTTAAACGCTTCAAATGCTTCAGCTGGTTCTTTTTGTGATATTAACTTTACTTTTAACGTTTCTCTATTGTCTCCATCACCTGATGCAGTTGTAACAGTAGTAACTCCTGGTAAAGCTCTTAATAATTCAGCTAAGTCGTTGGTATTTTCACTACCATCGTATATAACCTGAACCATACCTTCGTATGTTCTAAATTCTATTTGTTCTCTTAGTATATCTAATAGCTTCATTATCCTATATATATCCCCATTGGTACTCCTTTTAGAGCATCTCCTAAGTATTGTGTTTGTTGTGCTTGTAATTCTAACTGATTATTTAAAGAAGCTTGATTTAATAGTTCTCTTAACTCAGTTACATAAGATTCTTTTTCAGCTCTTACATCAGCTAGTAGATCTGCCTGGTTTAAAGTAGCTTCTGATCCAGGTACTGGTACGGTTTGGTACTTACCTCTTACATAAGCAAGCATCTCTTTACATATAGTAGCAGTATATTTAAAGATCCATTGTCTACCTGTAGAATTAATTTCAGCATATATAGGGTTTTCTGTAGGTACGTTAGATAAGTTAGTAATAGTACCGTTGTTTGTAGTAGAACTACCGCCTCCACTTACTTGACTACCTGCATTTGCTGATGCTGTTACATGTAATCCATCATCAACGTATCTTTTTTCTTCTCTTTTGTAGTATTCAAAGTATAAACTACCTGTTTCTCTAGGTATAGGAAATAATTTAAGTTGATTATTAACTATTTCAAAGGAATAAGCAGATTTTCTTACTTGATCGTTTAATTCAATAGCCTGTATCTTAGCTAAATCGTAAGAAATAGGCATTAACATGAAATTAATACCAGGACTAAATGATCCAAAGTCGAAAGCATCCATTAGTGACTGGATACCTGTACCTGTACCTGCATATGGGTCGAAAAATCTTTGTATAGCTGGTGGAGCTTCATAAAATACCTTTCTTATCTCTATTCCACCTGCTATTCCTTGATCAGATGCCCAAGCATTTAAGTCATAGTTCTGTTGATCTTTATTTACAGCTATAGATCCTGTATATTTTGTAGTAAAACCTCCAACTCCGGCTTCCATACCGTATTGATGAGAGGTTCTTATAGTATTTTCTAAAGAAGGTTTAATTAAAAGTGTATTTATTGCTTCAGCACTTGATTGACCTTGTAAATTAGTAAACTGTTGTGCAGCTAACGCTTGAAATACTTCATTACCGTAAGAAGTTACTGCTTCTTCGAATGCGGCAAAGAAAGAACCAGAGCTTAATTCTACATCCATCATAGGATATCCTAGTTTCTTTGCACAGTACTCAGCTACCTTAGGTGCATCCTTTTGAAACTCTAAATCATCATCGTAGAAACCAAAAGGAGTAGATTCCCCTGCTACAAAGTCAGCACTACCATCATAAATTGCTATATTAGCCATAGTTTATTATTTAGATACTAAAAAGTACTCAACTGTTGATGTAGTATCAACTGGAGTAGCTTTAATTTTAGTAATATTGTCAAATGAGGTTACATTTTGAAAACTACCAGTAAAGGAAGTAGTATTTATCATAAAGCTTCCTGAACCAGCTACTGCTATATTAAAGTTTTCAGTAGAAGAAGACACTTGTAATATTACTGATCCTGTAGAGTGATTAGTAAATCTAAAATACATTAAACTACTGCTAACAAATTGACCTGCTCCAGCAGTACCAGAGAAGTCTACTACATCAGAAAATGAACCTGATGTTATATTTAGTATTCTTTCAGAGGCATTACTAGCAGATGGTAAAGCTACGTTAAAGCTTGTACCTCTTTCCTTTCCGTTCAATTTAACTCTCTCTTGGATAAAGTAATTTAAATTAGCCATCTTATATTTTTTATTATAAATAGTTAAAAAAAAAGAGGCCCGAAAGCCTCTCTTTAGTTATTCTTAACCTTTCTTTTTGAGAATATGGTATAAGACGAAGGCACCTACTAGTCCTAGTAAACCTTCATTGCTCAATCCACCTAATATACCCATGATATTATCTACCACAGACACATTTGGCCAGAATGGGATGACTGCGCCCTTAAAGAGCACTTCTAGTACAACTCCCAGTGCAATTATACTTACACCGATTTCAGTTAATTGATTGGCCCAAGAGCCGATCTTCTTTAAAAAATCCATATTTAATTGGTTTTTAGTTAGACAAAGATAACTGTCCGACTTCTATAATAGAAAGGAATTCCATGATAATAAATAGGCAAAAAAAAAGAGGCCCGTTAGGACCTCTCTTTATCACTGAATTCTAAAAGTTATATCTTATAAATCGTTAAGATCTGAGATAAATACTTTTCCGTAGAATTCTGGTCTAATCATCTTCTT